ACGTTGGCCTGCCGAGACTACTTTAATAGATTTATAATTATAAAGTGCGCCTTCGTGGGTACCGTTATATTGCTGTAATTTTTTTTTGTATTCATCTACCCTATCCGAACCCGCTACCATAACTAAATGCTTATGCCCCTGACTATGCAGGTGTTTGGCAATGTGAAGCATCGATGGCATCTCTTTAGAAGAGGAATCCACGTGGGCCTGTGGGTATGCATGCTTTATTAGTTCAACCTTATGCTCACCTGAAAGAGGGTTTTTCTTACTATCTTGAGAATGTGAGGTATAGATGTGCGCTGTAGCACCGTGCTTATTAGCGGTTTCTACAGTTTTATTAAACAGCACCTCATGGCCTACAGTCGGAGGATTGTTACGGCCGTAAGTAAATACAGCTGTTTTTTCTTGGGCTTCTAAGAATGTATACATAAAGTTATTTATCTTTCTTTTTACCTAGTGTCATATTGATTCTCCAATGAGCCAATTGCTTTTCTCTAGGTGATGCAGAATCAGAGGATCTAACCTTTTTTAACTGAGTAATAGATTTACCTTTAAGACCGTGTCGAGCCATATCACCTTTATCACCCGGGTTACGACCATCTTTAAAATTTTCAGATACTTTAACACAGTTGGGTACTATTCTGTTACCCTTCTTTTTCATGCCTTGTTGAGTCCAACCATCCCAACATTTTTCTCTTAATTCTTTAAAGGTTTTCATAGATTTATATTTTTTTTATTTAACTAAACAGCATTGATTATCTATTGCCTTGACTGTATAATCCATATGTGGGCGGTTGAGAATTACCTAGGTCTAGCAGCAAAGTTAGCTCTACTAAATTCTGCTCTATCTACTAGTTTTGTTGGTCTGTTATCTCTTACAACAACGTACCCTTCAGGCTTAGTCTTAACACCACCTATAGTATGCTCAAAGCGTGGTTTAGCGGATAAAGCACCCACCAACTGATCCTTGGCCTTCTGAAGATGGTGATGCATGTCTAGTATAGATTGAAAGTGGTTATTATTCTTTTTGACATGAGCAAGATCGGCATTCATCTTATCGGTTTTTGTACCAATTGCTTTTGCCGTCTTTACCTTTGCAATCTCACGTAGATGTTTTTGTTTAAGATGACTATTATAACCTTCTACAGAAGGCTTAGTACCATCTCTAACGGTTGAATTTATATACGTCTTGAGATGCTCGTCATGACCGGTAAGAGCAGAGTATGCTTTTTTAGGAGTCTGTTTGAACGAGCTGGTTGCAGCTTGAATATGGTGGTTATACGTTTGCTCTTGATCGGGCGTCATCTTTGTATGCCCACCATCCTCTACCACACTTATAGTATGAACGTCAGGGTGAGGCTTAAATTTAGATAAATCAGCCCCATACTGTGCTTTCATATTTTCTAATGTCGTACCTTCGTAGGCGGTATGAACGGCAACACCGAACTTAGACTTTGCAATTTTCTTACCTTCTGCAGACCCATGAGGTGTAGAGTAGGTAATAGTGTTAGGTTTAAAGTGATACTTACCCCCCTCGTCCATAACATCCCCATGTGGATTAGATTCAGATTTCATACCACCTGAATGCATTACGTCACCCTGGTATACACCCGATGGGGGAGCAACCTTAGGTAGATGTTCCATAGCGTGCTTTAACTTTTGAACCAGACCTGGTGCATGACCATGATTCTTTTCAATGTCTTCAAACGTATAATTGAGTTTTGGGTCTTTGTTAAAAGCTGATTTCGAAGCAACAAAGAACTTACCATTTTCAGGATGATGGCCAAATACTATTGAAGGTGACCCATCATACTTAGTAGTAATCTTAGTCTTATTTTTCTTACCTTGAATTTGATCTTTAGTATCTTCTAGGTTATGAAAAGCATGGGCAAAGCCTTGTTCCCCAGAATTAATGACATGATCTTCAGCATGCTCTAAATGGGTTAATTTATCTTCAGAGGCTGCCTCTGTAATGTAAGCTTTAAGTGTGAACATTATATTACTTTATACCCGTTTGTTGGTTTTCCTGATAATCTAAAACTTGCCATTACATCTACAGACACAGGCTTACCCGGTGCACTTAAACCTCGGGGTTGAATCCTGACCTCAAGAGCTGCACTGAGGTTATTTAAAACCGGTATTTGATTAGTACCAAATTTCTCTAGAATTTTAGACTTTAAGTCTTTAGAGGCTGTACCTGAATCTTTAATAAACCAGATATCATTATCAATCATCATCATAAGCATGCTATAATCAGCGTCAGATTTTTCTGATTTTTTAAACTTGGTTTCATAATGATCAATGATTTTTTTACCAAGTGTAAGATTTTGAATTTTTGCTAATTGATAATTAGTTGTTTTAGCGGCAAAAGCTTCTAGCTTTTTACGTCTTAATTTTTGATCTTTTTCAATTGTCATCATACCTGAATATATTTTAGTAATTTTAGAATCTGAATACTTCTTAAAATCACTCAAAAGACGCTTTCCATTTTTAATGCAGTCTGGTGAGGAATTCATAATATTAATTAAGTCTTTTTTCTCATCCGATGTACTGTCAGGGGTTGAAAATCTGGTACCATCAAATACCCAATCTCTCATAGAACCCATTTGAGCTTTAGAGTCGGCTTTATATTCAATATGTAAATCAACTTTTTTATTATCAATAATCATACGAATACCAAAATCGGGGAAACCAGTATCAAATCCAGCTGGTTTCGCAAAAGCAGTTGTCTTACCTAACTTCTTAGATAGTTTTTCAAATGCTATTTTTTCAGCAAGTTGAGCATTGGTACTTACACCCATTTTTTACCCTTGAGGTTATTTCTTTATATTTATACATAAAAAAACCCCTAGAAAGGGGTTAAATATGAAGGGTGTGTCTGGTTATTCGATCTTTGATCATATCCGGTACCGTAAGATGAGGCCAGTCCAAAAGAAAAGGGCAAATATTATTCTTCCATTTACCATTAAGTAAGAAAAATTTAAAATCCTCGCGGTCTGCCTTAACTGAGGGATCAAAGATTCTTTTTACGTTTTTATTTCTTTCAATTATGTTCATACTACTTAATACACCACCTTATGAATCATCTTCTCTCCCATCCAAGGAGAACCACTCTCGGGCTGATAATGAGTACCGTCTCCATATCCTTCAACCATACTTTCATTCATCCTATCAAATTGGTCATGAGTAATTTCATAACCCGTAATAATTTGCTCACCTAGAGACATCTGACTAAACTCATCTGCCTCGTTCATAGTAATAGTATCAAGAGCATGCTCAACACTTTTACAATCAACAACGTATTTAATACGAAAGGTCTGAATAGTTTCAACAACAAATAAAGGCATTTACTTCTCCAAATTAGTACCGGTTACGGTTCCGGTGTTACCAGGGGGACTGGTAACCGTTCAGTTCAACTGATTAGTTGAAAACTGAGCTACCTGCGGCTGCATAAGCAGCAGCAATCATACGACGCGAGGGAGTACCCAGGCGGTATGCAGTCTTACCATTCTTAGCAGTATTGCTATAGATGGAATAACCTTGTGCGCGGAGCTCGGAGATACGAGCGGCGACGGTAGACTCGGTAGTACTAAACAAACCTGCCATTTGACCGGCAGTAAATTGACGACCAGACTTCAAAGTTTTCAAAACGCTAGATTGAATCGACATGCGATATCCTTATATAAATTCCCCGCCATAAAAATATCTCGATAGACGGCGGTCTTTTCTATCGAGACAGAAAATTTAAGCTTCCGCTAATTCTTTGATAAATTCAACTTCCGTATCTACCTCTAACTTAGGTACAGATACTTTAGGGGTGCTCGTTTTAGGAGCTTTCTTACCCTGAATTTCAATAATATCATCCACATACTTTGTAAATTGACCGCTATCAAGTAGATACTGACACGTATCAAATTTATTCATAGGGCTAGGTAGTTCAATCAATTGAATATCGGTATCACCCTGCTTATGCAAGTTCTTTACCCTAAGCACCAGGTCAGAGCAAAATCTAACCTTAACCTCACCATTACAAATCGAAACACCCGCTACAGTAAACATAGACATAATATAATTTCCTATTCAATAAACAATTATAAGCTCGATCGGAGTTTAAATCAACTATTTCGGTATTTACACCCCAAGACCTTGCCCAGCTAAAAGATAGTTAGTTACCTTCTTGACCATTACGTCCTTGGATACTGCACTATCTAGTAAACGAATAAACGTGTCTTTGGTTTCACGTTTACCCGTAGACTTCTCTATCATACCTTTACAGAGAATGCGGAAACTACTTGTTTCCATATTCCCGTATGCAACATATAGCTCTTTCAAGCCATCACTACCAACGGTATCATTTTTTACTCTAGATTTTGATGATGATTGTGTTTGCATTATACTTCCTCAACAGTTACACGATACTCTTTACCATATGCATCCCAAAGATACATGGTCTTCTTAGTAGACTGGAATTCCCCTTTGGTACCTAGATCATATTCTATGGAACCAATCTCTTTAAGCCGCACTGGTTCTAGCGAATCGTTCATCGTATTAAGGAGGCCTTTTCGAATACGATTAGCAATAAAATCACAATATGCAATCATTTTTCTTCCTTCAAAGCTTGTACCCCGCTGTACAGCATAATAAGACCAACGGAGGCTAGAAGTAACGCAACTACGACATCAGCAGTTGGATCAAAATCTAATGATCCCACAGCACCATAGGTTAACAAAAAACCGATGAAAATACGTATCGAACCCTTCATATAATCTCCTATTCAATGTATTGATTATATACTACATCTGACCGAAAGGCAACAGTTACGGTAACGTTACGGCCATAAGGAAAGGGGCTTTCGCCCCTGTTACTAAGTAAGGTGTTATTGTTACTTAATCATCAAATTTTTCCAAATCCTCCTCAGTTATAATTTTCTTATGAAGTAACGCTTCTATAGCGGAACCAATCCCAACTGTCTTACCCCATGCATAGCATGCATAACAAGCAGCTAACTGCAAAAATATTTGCGTTATATCTAACCATTCCATATGAGCCCTAAACTTTAATTGACGGGATCCACTTAAAAGTCTTCTTAAGTAATCGATTTTTTATATCTGACCACTCTTCATTTTTAAACGTTGTTTTATAATATTTGTAAGACCAAAGTTTACGGTGTTTGTTGATATTACTTAACACCTCATAAGGATTTTTTTTAGGGTAAAAATAAAGTATCTCCATAGCTATATCGTGCGCATAAGCATCAATTTCATCAATATCAGATAGGTATTCCTGCTCTTCTTCTATTGTACCCTCTATATTTCTAAAGTCTAGTTTTTCCTGCTCGACAGAAGAAGGGTCTCTAAATGACCATTGGTTTTGATGAATAGCTTCATGCTGACAAACCTGAGAAACCCCAAACTTAAACTCTTTCCATTTCTCTGGCTTTAAAGTAAAGTTTTTTTGAGTCTTAGCGAAATTTAAAATAACATATTTTTTGTCTTCTTCCATATCATAAATGCCTGATAAGGAGTAGTCTTCATTACTATAGTCTTCATAGGTTTCATACTTAAATTTGAACGGTTCTACCTTAGAAAACGCCCGATTCAATACATTACATATATAAAAGTACGAGGAAGTACCTATGAGTTTATCTTTTTTTGACTCTAAAACATTATCTATAGTTTCAGCAAGATACATAAGACCCCCTTTTAACTATTTATACCTTTATGTTAGAGAAATCCTTTTTAGCTTTAAAATGTGTATTAAAATTAAAGGACTCATTATCTTCAATGTCGGACATGGAGGTACCCGTATCTGCAAGATTATTTTGAGCAGACCCCTCTAAATCATAAAGTCGCATCTTAGCCCGGTCAACACCAATCATAAACCTTTTATGTAAGGTAGGGTCATTATAACGATTTTTCAGCTGTTTGACCATCAGTTGATTGAGTTTTTCGAGTTCTTCTGTACTGATAAGCGCGAACATAAAGTCCGCTGTTGCTGGTAGACCGAAAGATTCGGAAGTATCGGTTAACTCCACATCCGTATTAGAATACCCACTTCTGGTAGTCTGCGTTGCGGAAACGATAGGTAAATTATATTCTACAGCAAGACCTCTCAACTCTTCTGCTATGGCCTTAACATATGTATACGAATT